TTCCAGGAGCCGGGCCAGCGCCCCTCGCAATAGGTCTTCCACTCTTCCCGGATGGTGTCGTACTTTTCGCAGAACTCGTCGGCCAGGGCCTGGTATTCGGCGATGCGCTGGTCCAGCTTCTCCACCGTTCGGGCCAGCCGGTTCTTTGGAGAGCACCGGACCCACTCCAAGACGAAATCGAAGGTGTTAAGGTTCAGGTCCCGCCGGGCTTCGCTGATCTTGCGGTTGAAAGCCTGGCGCCATTCAGCCGGGTAGAGTTTCTTATTGCCCAGGTGGAAGAATTCCGGGACCTGTTCCATTCCCAGGTCCTCTTTGGTGAGGTTCACGATTCCGGGCCAGCTCTTGGTGCAGAGCTGGATTGCCACCAGTCCGTCAAAGCCGTTACCGTTTTCCTTAGTTTTCATGGTCTTGCCTCCAGAAAAAGTTAAAGGCCGGTCAATGACCGGCCTTTTGTCTTGGGGCCTCAAACCAGGACTCTCTGCCCTGGTTTGGACGAATAAGTTGTTTTTACTTAAAGAGGCCTACTTTGGCATTTTGTTCGCTTCTCCAGGCGGGCAGAGCTCTTTAATCTTGCGCATGGTATTTCCATCCATGGCCCCGGCCTTGAACAGGTCATGAGCCATATCACAGGCAATAGCCAAAATCTCACTCATGATGCTGCCCCCTCATTATGGAAAATTTATCCCGCGTTCGACATGGCTGCGATGGGACTGAGGCCCTCATGCCGCTCCTTTAGAACCGCTAAGGCTTCGGGGTCATGATCGAGAAGAACCAGGGCACTGCTGATCGCCCGGCTCGGCAGCAGATCGCCGTTTTCGTATTTCTGGAAGGCCCTTGGCCCGCCGCCGATTAACAATCCGGCTGATTCTTGAGAAAGCCGAAGTTTCTTACGAATACGCCGAATCTCTTCCGGTGTCAGCAACCCTTCGCTACGCGCCTTTAGGCGATTCAACATCCGGTCTGAAACCTTCATGTCCTTGCCGGTGTGAATGCTCTCCTCGCAATCATCGCAATACCAACCGGGCATGTCAAAGGAGATCGACTTCTCCTTATAGGTCAATGTCATGGGGCGCATGTCCCGGTGCATCGGCGCCCCTGTTTTCGGACATGAGGGATTAGCACTCATTGTCTTTCTCCTTGAACGAGAGCAACAAAAACTCGGTTATAGCATCGGCGGTAAACTTGATATACAGCACCCCAACCGCTGAGGGGACGTGGTACACGTCCTGCCAAAGCCGGTGGTCGGCATAGGAAGTCATGGACTTTAAAAATGCTCCCGTTGCATGGTCTGGATCGTTTCGACGATCTCAGCGCGTCCAAATCCCAGAGCGGCGGCGCTTCTTAACGACGTGCCGGTAACGGCCAGCCTCTCCACGCTGCTAAAAGTAGCCTTGAAAGTTTCAAGGTCGTAAGTTAGGTTGGCGTTTCTCCGTCACAATTCACATCTTCTAGGTGAGATAATAATACACCTTTATGGTGTATTGTCAAGTCGTTCTTTGAGGAGTTTATCAAAACAGGAAGGGCGTCGCCGCCTCCGAGCTGGATGAAGGAATGAGGTGCTACTTAAAGAAGAGGGTCGCTTCGATTTCGTTGACCCGTTCGGGGTCCACATCATCCACCCCATGATAGAGATACACCTCGTCGCCTTCAAACTCCTTAATCCTTGTGGGGTCACCGCCCTCGGTATCGTAATCCAGGATCATAACCTTCACGTCCTCCTGGTCGGCCATGATGTGTTGGACCAAACCGCCCTCAATGGTGATGACTACCTTAGCCATGACTGCCTCCTTACCCGCACCAGGGATTATGATTCAGGTCCTCGAACCCCGGGGCCGGAGGACCGAGGGTCGAAAGAAGTTGATCGGCTTCCGGGGTCCACCAATCTGTGGCCGCCTTGCCGTCCGGAGAAAAGTCCAGGGCGAATTCTTCAGGCTTTTTGTTTGGCATTGGTCCGCACCCCCTGAAAATATTCCGGCTTGTTCTGACGGTTCGACACCACGCCCAGGGCTTTCTCGAAATGGCCCATGGCCTCATCGCAACCCTTGCCCTGGAATCCCTTGCCTTCCATTTTGACCTCGCCGTCAGGGGCAAAGTCCAAGATAATTTCTGTCGCCATGCCCTATCTCCTGCAGACCAGCCGGATGCGGCCGTCGTCTTGTTTTTGCTCGGTGACCCGATAGCCCTTCTTCTTGGCCTCGGCCTTGGCTCTCTCCACCCCGTAGGCTTGTTTCAGCCGGCCCTGCCATTCCTTGCCGTAATTGTTGCCGGTGGGGGATTGGTCAAAGTCGGAGATGTGAGCCCGGTACATACCGTCCGAATACCACTGAAAGCCGATGTCGTTGGCCGCCGTACCCACGTATTGGCGCCGGATGATGATGTGGCCCTGCTGTTCCCGCTTGTCTCCCTGGTAGCCGTACAGGGCCTTGGCTTCCTGGTGGACCTCGATCTTATCCGGCCCGAACCCTAAACGATTCAGGGCGGCCACCAGAGCCGCCCCGTCCCGAAACTCTACCTGCACTTCTGAATAGTGGCTCACCGGTGCCTCCTAATTTTCGATGGCGTCCTTATGGAGGCCGCCCAGGATTTTGATTTCAGTTTCGATTCCGACCTGTAGGAGCTGTCGGATACAGCCGTCAATGTCGCCCCCATGCAGTGTCTTTGCCCGGGCCGTTATGACCAGCCAGACCCATTTGGGGAGCCGGATTGGGACCGGCGCCTCAATGATCTGAGTGGTGTCCTCGTTGATCTCCACCATCATCATAATTGCACCCTCCTCTTGCCCTTGACCTCTTCCAAGATCGGCCGGCTGGCCGGGATGGTCCGGGCCTTGGCCCATTCTCGTAAGGCGTCCGTCTGGGCCTTTTGGGACCGGGAAATAGGGATAACAAACCGGGCGGCCGTATCCAGATCGCCGCCGTTGTAAGCTGCCTCGATGGCCACCTGCCTGATTTCAGCACCGGAATAGCTTTCCAGATCAGGGGACGGGAAAACCATGTCTACTTCAAATTGCCGCCGGTAAATATCAAGGATTTCCTTTTGCTCATGGGGCCCCGGATTGTCCACAAAGAAGATGGCATCCCAGCGGCCCATCCGGGTGTATTCAGGGGGGATCTTCGCGTAATCGTTGCAGGTGGCAATCACGAACACCTGACTGGTGTGATCGTTCAACCAGGTAAGGAAAGTGCCGCCCACCCTTTGGGTCGTGCCGCCGTCGGTGGAAGAACCGCCCACCCCGGCCAGGCCCTTCTCGATTTCGTCGATGAAGAGCACACAGGGCGCCATGGCGTCCACCACCTTCAGGGCCTCTCGCATCTTGGCCTCGGATTCCCCTACCAGGGAGCCGAAGACCTTCCCCAGGTTCAGGGAGAGACAGGGCCAGCCCACCTGGTTACCCAGGGCCTTGGCGAAATGGCTTTTACCAGTCCCGGGAATACCCAAGAGCAAGATGCCCCGGAAAGGCAACCCGGGGCGCCGGATCTTGAACCGGTTGAGCGTCCAGTCCTTCAGGTTCTCCAGGCCGCCCAGGGTTTCGAAGGTCTCCTTGAATTGACTGAACTCCAGGGCCGCCGACTTCTTGACCATCTGGGCCTTTAGCTCGGTGATGGTCTTGGGGTCGAAACATTTCTGCCGAACCAAGGCCAGGGCCAGGGCGTTCTCTGCTTCCTCCCAAGTAAGCCCCTGGGCCGCATCCAGGACCATGCCCTCATGCTCAGCCTTGACCCCGGTGCTTTCCTCCAGGCCGGCCAGGATATTTCTCAGTTCCTCCCGGGTGGGCAAGGGGAAGTCCAGGACCACCACCTCCCGCTCCAGTTCCGCGGGCAGGTCAACGTCCGGGGCAACCAGGACCAGCGTGATCCCCTTGGCCTTGTAGGCGGGGAGGTTGTTCTGGATCGACTGGATGACCACGGGCTCCTTGATGCTGAAATGAAAATTGCGCAAAAACCAGACCGCCTTTTCTTTTCCTCGGGCGGCCACATTGGGGAGATCGAAAGGGTCGGCCTCTTGCCATTCCGCCCCGTTCCCCAATTCCCGATAGCCCCTCACCAGGTCCCATTGATAAGGGGTCCTGCCGTTGATCTTCTTGACCATGGAGCCGATGAACCGCTCCGGTTCATGTGTCCGAACCATTAGGACCGGATACCCGGCCTTCAGATAGTCGGTGATCATCGTCTTGCCTCCAAAAAAATGTTGTTACCTAAAGGTTGTCGAACAGGCCGGGCTCCTGCAGCTCCGGGACCGGCCGGCCCAAGTGCTCCTCCAGCCATTCGGCCACCAGGCGCCGGTGACAGAATTTGCCGGGAGCTTCCCAGCACAGCAGGATGGCGTCTTCCCCCAGGTAATCGAAGACCTTTTGGGGGTCCAGTTTGTCCAGGATCTTCTGGTATTCGACCCGGTAGGTCGCCTCAATCATCTTCAGCATCTCCCTCCGGGGAGCCAGGGCCGGATAGCGACGCCCGCGGTACCACTTTGGAGCCCTGAGGGCTATAGAAACGGTATTGGTTTGGAAGTCGTCTTCTTGGCTGCATACTCTGGAAAAGTTACTGGTTTTCACGTCACCTCCTTACGAAGTCATTTAAGCCGCCACCCCGATTAACAGGGTCTGACAGACGTCGTGATCGGTCATCAGCCACCACCAGGGCCCCCCGCAATAAGCGCAGGTCCAGCATTGGCAGACTTCCAGGTTCCGGGACACCGGTCCCTTGTGCCAGTGCTCTTCCGGCCACATCGGACAGGTATCGGTGATCCGGTCCCAATGCTTGCAGTTGTGGCAGCCGTACCGCAGTTCCTCGCCTACGCCGCCGGGCAGGCAAAACTGGTTTTGAGCCTCCATCGGCTTGCCTCCGATTGTGGTTTTGAGTAAGGCGCTCATAGGGGAGCAGAAACCCGCCAGGCCTTCCGCCCCCGTCATCAGAGCCTCACTAATTTTCCCGGTTAGGGCCCGGGGCCCAGGGTTCGTTATCGGCCCACCCAAAAACCATCATAGGTTAAAGGTCCATTGCTTCCCGGTCCGGCTGCTAATCATCTCTCCCGCCTGTCGCTTTCGCCTTCCTTCCGGGTGTCCCGTCTCACTCACCACCACCCGGCCGGCCCTCGCCTCAGGTACTCGCTACCCGGCGTTTCTGATTTTCGCCTCGTTTCCGGTCCAGTTTTGCAACTCGGGTTAAGGGGCCCATCCCCAGGGCTGTTTCCGACAAAATCCCCATGCCGTAAGCTTTCAGGTTCATCGCCTTGGCGCTTAGTTCCAGGTCACTTTCGGTTGTGCCGCCTACCCGCCTTTCTTGGAGCCGGGAGAGCCTCGGTGGGACTGGCCCAGCCTGCGCTCATTTGCAATTTCGCCGTCCTCTCAAGGGGGCCAGGATTGCTATCTCCTCTCTGATATGCCCGGGCGCTGCCTTCAGTTTTCGATGCGCTGGGGAGATTTTTTATGGACCGGCGACTCCCCCTGGTCCGTTGCCTGTGCGGCTGGTTTTGGCTATTGGCGCCGTGGTTTTTTCCGATAGGGTTGCCTCCTTTTTTTAAGGGATGGTTTGATTGTTACTAATAGTAGATGCACGCAACATGCCTAAGTATGCCAAATAACAACATAATTTAGTCCAACAATAGCGTAGTCTAATTAAGTAGTTACTTAAATTTATTAAAGGCGTATACCCACAGCACAAGACGCAACAACCGCACGGTACAAATAATTTGACCTACCTCATAACACCGCAACCGTCGCTCCTTTTTTGTAATACGTATAAAAAGTTACACGGTATTAATAATTTGACAGTTACGCTCAAAATACAATTAATTGCACCAGGTAACAATCAAGCAATCGTCCATTGTTACTTAGTAAAAAGGCAATACTTCACCGTTACCCTCTGTTATTAGAGTTTACAAGGATATTATTTATGGGGAATCAGTAAGACTTTATTAAACGCTAAACAACATGTACCGCCATGTCGAACTCCTTATAAATCAATCCTTCCGAACTTGGCATCATGCACAGGTACTCCGAGAGCCATGTTTGTTCTGATACCTGCCGCTTTTTGGAAATTGCATCATCGATCCGATAGTACCCGTCGGCATGGCGAGCCCGGCCCTGGCATTCATCCCACAGGTCGCAAGTCTCGCAATCTCGGCCATCGCACCGCTCCAGCACGTCAAGGATGCACCACTTGTAAAGCTGGTAGCCCCGGGCCGGGGCCTCTTCCACGACCGACTGCATGAGGCCATAGGTCTTGTGCATGGTGGAGTAGATATGCGTGCTGGCCCGGTGCCCCCGCTTACTCATGGGGATGGACAAGGCGGCCTCATAAATCCGGGGGTCCATCTCATCAATCTCATCCAATTTAAGTTTCTGCGGGTGCGCCCCGCGAACGCTCTTAGATGAGGCCGTGAGAATCTGGATGTTCGACAGGTTGCCCAGGACCGTTCGTTGTGCCAGCATGTCGCCGCGCAGCAGGTATCGGAAATCCTCGGTCACCATGCCCCAGCCGTCTCCCTCTCCGGTAAGGTGTTCGTACATGCGCTTGCTCTGTTCCAGAGACCCGCCTAACACCTTGGTGGCACACCCGGTCTTAAACACGGTATCCAGCCATGTGGCCAGGGCGCCCAGGAGGGTTTTGCCACCGCCGCGGTTGGCCCAGCAAACCGAGTCCTGGACCACCTCAAAGAAGCTGTCCACGATATACTCGGCCGGCGGGGTATGTTCGGGGCAGACCTGGGCTCGGGGAACGCGTAACTTCCAGAAGGAGTCGATAAATTTCAGCAGCTCCTCGGCGTCATCGAATCCTTCGCTCCGGTAATGTTCCAGGAGGCCGCGCTTCATGTCTCCCGGGTCAATGTCAGCCAATTGAAGGTTCATAAGGCCCCGCCGCTATGCACACAGTAGGCCAAAGTGCGCAAATGAGACAAAAAGGGGGTACGGTTACACGCCTCACCTATGGGTAAAATACGGGCGATTCGTGAGGCAATGTAATTAATAAGGTTGGTTCGTGTTCGTTGAAATACAGGCGTTAGGCGACCCCGGGAAGCATAGATGTGGTAAGGGTTTGCCGATTTAAAAGCATTGTGGAGAATATTAGTGGGGAAAGTGGGCTCTATGGCCCTCAAAGTGGGAAATAGTGTTCCTATATGAGGGGCAAGTGGGGATAGCACGTTTTTGTTAAAAGTGTCGTCTATTTTTGTAGGTTTGGAAAAATTCATGTCTCGTCTTTTTTTTCGCCATAATCATTGATCAATTTCACGAGGTCGAGAACAGCTTCTCTTATGGATTTCTCCCCATAGGGGATGTCGATGATCTTGAGCTGGTCCGCGACCTTTTCGATGAGACCGGCTCCCTGCAGGAATTTGATATACTTTTCCTTCAGGGCGATAATGTTCCTCATGCAGGCCACTTTCACAAAAGGGTTGGTGGCCGTTCGATAGGCTCTCCATTCCATCCGGAGCGCCTGCTCGTAACTCCTGATTTCCCTCCCCAGGACTTCCGCCTGATCCACCGCTTTGGAGAGGGCCCGGTCGAGGGCCTTACCGTCCTCTTTGTCACGTCGCACCTGTCGTTCTGAAATCCCGTATAGTTCTGAAATTTCGGACACTTTCAAGCCGCTATCGAAGAGGTCCTGGATCTCCCGGATGCGCTGCTGCCGGCGCCTCGAAATGGGCGGAATTTCCTTCGGGGAGTTGGGGGTTTCGGACAGTGTCATCGTCCGCCTTGCCAGCCGGCATAGAAATATCGAAGACCATCCGGCCCGTGGTGCGCCCCCTTCCCGGGCTCATGCTTCTCGTACTGGCTCATCTCCACCAGCAGCTCCCGGGGACAGTTCCGGGAGAAGACCAGGCCACTCGATCCCTTAGTCATCCTCGCCGTCTTTAGCCATTGCTTGACGATCTCATGGCCCCAGGCCACGGACTGGCGCGGCCCGGCAATCTCTACCCCAAAAGCCAGGGAATAGGCCCGAAGCATATCTGGAGCCGATGGATCCCCCCAGCCTCCGGTGAGCTGGCCGTAGCCCCGGGCCTTCTGAATATCCAGGGCTATCTTGGCGTTCTCGTCCGGGGTCCTGAGCACCTGGTAATGGGCGAAGAGGACAATCACTCGCTCCCATTTCCGATCCGGCTGAATCCACAGGGTGACGTTGGGATTGCGGAAGCCTTTATCTATCCCCAGGTACAAGTCACAGTCGAGGTTGTAATAGGGGTCAGGTGTCATAATTTAAAGTCCTTGTCTTGCCGCGCCTTGCCATGCATCGCCTTGTCGTGCATAGTCCTGTTCCGCCTGATCTTGCCATGCCTTATTTCTTCTCGAAAAATTTCAGGGTTTGGTGGAAAGTGAGCTTTTCCATTTTCTCGGCAATAATGCCTTCAAGGGCAACCACCTTCTTTGAGGCGGTCAC